AGAGCCAGCGTGGTTCCTCGGGAAGTATCCGGACAAAAAAATCATCCAGACGGCCCACACCGCCGAACTTGCCGTTGGATTCGGTCGCAAGGTCCGTAACCTTGTCGGCTCGGACGATTACCAGAAGGTGTTTAGTGGGGTTGGGTTGCAGTCGGACTCAAAGGCCGCAGGACGCTGGTCGACAAACAAGGGTGGTGAATACTTCGCTATCGGTGTTGGCGGTGCTGTTACGGGTAAGGGCGCTGATCTTTTGATCATTGACGACCCTCATTCGGAGCAGGAGGCCATGATCGGCCAATTTGACGGCTCCGTCTACGACAAGGTGTTTGAGTGGTACTCCTCCGGACCTCGCCAGCGTTTGCAACCGGGAGGTGCAATCGTAATAGTGATGACTCGGTGGGCAAAGAGGGATCTTACCGGCCAAATCATCGACGCATCCGTTAAAAAAGAGGGTGCCGGAGAGTGGGAGGTCATAGAGCTTCCTGCAATCATGCCATCGGGAGACCCTCTCTGGCCGGAGTTTTGGTCAATCGACGAGCTTCAACGACTTAAAGTTGAGCTTCCGATCTCCAAGTGGTCGGCGCAGTACCAGCAGGACCCGACCTCGGAAGAGGGCGCTCTGATCAAGAGGGATTGGTGGAACGTGTGGGAAGGCGAAAAACCACCTTCGGTTGAGGCGGTTATCGTCGCGATGGACACTGCATTCTCCAAGACTGAGCGTTCCGACTACTCAGCCTGCGTCTGTTTCGGGGTTTTTAACCATCCCAATGCCACCGGAAAGCCAATTCCAAACCTGATTCTGTTGGATGCGTGGAAGGATAAGCTGGAATTCCCCGAACTGAAGGCCACAACGGTCCAATATTACAAGGATTGGAAGCCCGACATGTTCATCGTCGAAAAGAAGGCTTCCGGTGCTCCCCTGATTGCAGAATTACGTAATGCTGGCGTTCCTGTGCAGGAGTTTACACCGACTCGGGCGACGGGCGACAAGATCGTGCGTGTAAACTCGATCACAGACGTATTCGCGTCGGGTGTGGTTTGGGCACCAGACGACCGATTTGCCGAGGAGGTGGTTGAGGAATGCGCCGCATTCCCCTCCGGGGACCACGACGACTACGTTGACGCCGTGACAATGGCTCTGATGCGGTTTAGACAGGGCGGATTCGTGATCCCGACCGACGAAGAAGACATTGAGATCCAACCGCAATTCCGCAAAGCGGCATTTTATTGATATAATGGGCTTGAACCCCAGAAAGATAAGCCATGGCCGATCCGATTATCCCAATTTCGCCGGAGACACCTCCGATCAATGTGGATCTTCCTCCGGAGGATCTTGGCCCGAACGTCACCCAGATGGAGGACGGCGGCGTCACCGTTGACTTTGGAAGTGCCGACCCCGAAATGGGTCCGCCGATTGAGCACGCCGCAAACCTCGCCGAATCAATGGACGAGGGCGACATCCGCATGATCGCGGAGGATCTGGTGTCCTCCTTTGAAGACGACATGAATACCCGTGCCGACTGGGAAAAGGCTTATCTTCAGGGCCTTGACCTTCTCGGCCTCAAGATTGAGGAGCGCACAATGCCTTGGCCGGGCGCTTGTGGCGTTTACCACCCCGTTCTCACTGAAGCAGTTATAAGATTCCAAGCCCAGACAATCATGGAGGTGTTGCCCGCCTCAGGTCCGGTACGGACAAAGATTGTTGGCAAAGCCAATGACGAACTCCTGAAACAGGCATATCGCGTTCAGGAGGAGATGAACTACGTCGTAACCGAGAAGATGAACGACTATCGTTCAGAGACGGAGCAGCTTCTGTTCCGCCTTCCTCTTGCCGGTTCCGCATTCCGAAAAGTCTATTACGACACGATCAACAAGCGCCCCGCAGCCGTATTTGTGCCTGCGGAGGACTTCGTTGTTGCCTACGGCACCACAGATCTCGCCGCTTGCCCGCGCTACACACATGTAACGCGAATGTACCCGAATGAACTTCGGAAATTACAGGTGAGTGGTTTCTACCGGGACATCGACATTCCAACGCCGTCTCCGGACTACTCAACCTTGCAACGCAAGTACGACAAGGTAAAGGGCGAGACCCCATCGTTTTCCGATGACACCCGGCACACAATCCTTGAGATGTGCGTAGACCTCGATCTTCCGGGCTATGAAAACCCCGACGGCATCGAGCTTCCGTACGTTGTAACAATTGAGAAGGCAAGCCGTGAAATTCTGGCAATCAGGCGCAACTGGCGGGAGAACGACCCGTCCTTTGAGAAACGTCAGTACTTCGTTCATTACCAGTATCTTCCGGGGCTTGGCTTCTACGGCACGGGCCTTATCCACCTCATTGGCGGAATCGCTAAGAGCGCTACCTCAATCCTACGCCAACTCGTTGATGCTGGCACTCTTTCAAACCTCCCGGGTGGACTCAAGGCGCGGGGTCTCCGTATCAAGGGTGACGACAACCCGATCATGCCGGGCGAATTCAGGGATGTGGATGTAGCCTCCGGATCTATCCGCGACTCAATTACATTCCTGCCATACAAGGAACCCTCCAGCGTTCTGTATCAGTTGCTTGGAAACCTTGTAGATGAGGGACGCCGCATTGGTTCCATCGCCGAGATGGATGTTGGGGATGCAAACCCCGAGGCACCCGTCGGCACAACCCTCGCCCTCCTTGAGAGGTCCATGAAGGTTATGTCCGCCGTTCAGGCGCGTGTACACGACTCCCTGAGCCGCGAATTTCAACTGATCGCCGATGTAATCAAAGAATATATGGGTCCCGAATATGAATATGTCGTTTCGGAAAACCCACAGCAGGTCTACAGCCGTTCGGAAGACTTCGATGATCGGGTTGATATTATCCCGGTTTCTGATCCGAATGCCGCCACAATGGCGCAGAAGGTCATGCAGTATCAGGCTGCGATGCAGCTTGCTCAGAACGCGCCTCCGGGCATGTATAATATGGAACTCCTACATCGTCAGATGCTTCATGCTCTGAACGTGCAGAATGTCGACCTGATCATTCAGTCGCAGGGTCAGGCCGTCTCTATGGACCCCGTAACGGAAAACCAGATGGTGATGTCTGGCAAGCCGATTACAGTGTTCCAGCAGCAGGACCATGACGCGCACATCAAGGTTCATACCGCGTTCATGCAGGATCCAATTTACCAGCAGTTCGTTTCTCAGAGCCCGAATGCACAGGCATTTGTTGGGGCGATGCAGCAGCACCTTGCTGAGCATTTTGCATATTCCTACCGTCGTCAGCTTGAACTCAAGTTGGGCGTGAGCCTGCCGCAGATTGGCGAGCAGCTTCCGCCCGACATCGAAAATGATGTGGCCAAGCTTGCATCTGTTGCTGCTGATCGTCTGTTGCAGCAGCACAATCAGGAGCAGGCAGCGGCCAAGCAGCAGCAGGAGGCCAATGATCCGCTCACAATCATGCAGCGTGAGGAACTTCGTATCAAGGAAGAGGCAGTCAAGGTCAAGAAGGCCGAGGCGATTGCAGACGCCAAATACAAAGAGGACAAGATCGCGCTTGAGGCGGCTAAGGTGGTCGGTCAGGCTGTCGAACCTCTTCGGAGGGTCTTCCCGTGACGGAACTTGATGTCATCAAGCAGAAGATTCGTATTAAAATGAATGAGTTAGCGGATGATCTTGCGTTAGGGTCCGCTAAGGATTTCCCTGAATACCGCTACCTGACCGGCGTAATTTCTGGTCTTGCACTCGTAGAACGAGACATTCTTGACCTTCAGCAGATTCAGCGTGACGCTGAGTAATTTCGGCTTGTGAATTTGTTGTAGTATCATTCAGTTACATCCTCCGGGATGCAACCACGCCGAAAGGCGCAACACACAGGAATGTGCATGTATTCTGAAAGCAAGCTCTCGAAAGAGATTCTTGGCAATCTGCCTGCGCCGAAGGGCTACAGGATTCTGATTGCAGTGCCGGAGGTCGAGGAAAAGACCAAGGGCGGTATCATCCGACCGGATGTTATCAAATCAAGGGAGGAGACGGCCAGTATTGTTGGCCAAGTCCTCGAAATGGGTCCGGATTGTTATTCCGACCCCGACCGCTTCCCTGCGGGCCCCTATTGCCAAGAAGGGGATTGGGTGATGTTCCGGGCTTACTCCGGCACCCGATTCAAGGTTGGCGGCAAGGAGTTCCGCTTGATTAACGACGATGTTGTTGAGGCAACGCTGTCGAATCCAGAGGGGATTGAGCGGGCATGAGCGAGGACACAGAGATTGAAGTAGGCGGCGAAGTCGAAGCCGTCCAGTCTGTCGAACCGGACAAGAGTGCCGGTAGGGAGACAGATCTTCAGGTGGAGGTGGTCGACGACACCCCGCCTGAAGATAAGAACAGGCCCCGCCGTTCTGGCGAACCCGACATCCCCGATGATGACGAGGTTGCCCAGTACAGCGACAAGGTCAAGAAGCGCATTAGCAAGATCAAGTACGAGTTCCACGAGGAACGCCGTGCGAAGGAAGAGCTAGAGCGCCAGCAGCAGGCTCTGATCGACTACGTAAAGCGTAGGGACGTAGAGAATGCTCAGTTAAAGAAGGCTCTCCAGTCCGGTCAGTCATTGATTGCCGACCAGATGGAGACCCGGGTTCAGTCCGAGCTTGAGGTCGCACAGCGAATGCTCAAGGAAGGTGTTGAGCTTGGAGACGTTGACAAGCAGGTCGAGGCACACAAGAGAATTGCCCGACTGACTGTCGAGGCGGACAAGGTTAAAAGCTTCCGCCCCGTGCAGATCGAAGAGCCGGAGTATGAGCAGCCGCGTTATGAGCCTCAGACCCCCGCTCCGCAGCCCGACCAGAAGACGATCTCTTGGGCGCGAAAGAATACGTGGTTTGGACGTGACCGGGAGATGACTGATTATGCCCGGCACATTCACGACCGCCTAGTTGTTTTTGATCGCGTTGATCCCAAGACCGATGAGTATTGGGATAAGCTCGATAAGGAGATCCGGAAACGGTATCCGCATATGGCTGCTGATGAGGACGAAGTCGATAGCAGGGCACCTCAACAGAAGCAGAGCGTCGTGGTCGCTCCAGTAAAAAGAAACGTAACACCACCACGCAAAGTCCAGCTATCAGCGTCCGAGGTCGCAATCGCTAAGCGCCTCGGGCTTACTATCGAGCAGTACGCTGCCGAGAAGATGAGGTCCATGAATGGATAAGCGCACCCCTCGCGAAAGCGAAACCCGCGAAGCTACTTCGCGCAAGAAGTCTTGGGCCCCGCCCACAGTGCTACCCGAACCAGAGAAGCGTGATGGCTGGCGTTACCGCTGGATCCGCACGTCCACACTGAACAACCAAGACAACACGAATGTGTCGTCGAAGTTCCGTCAGGGTTGGGAGCCTGTCAAGGCAGAGGATCATCCCGAGATTACTGTTCTTAGAGATCGCAAGTCGGACTTTAAGGACAACATTGAAGTTGGCGGGCTTTTGCTTTGCAAGGCCCCGGAGGAAGCAATGTCCGAGCGAGACGCATACTACCGCGAATCTGCTCAGAACCAGATGCGTTCCGTCGAAAACAACTTCATGCGTGAAAACGATCCGCGTATGCCTCTGATGAAACCGGAGATCACTACGCGGGTAACTTTTGGCAAGGGGCGGGGATAACCTCCGCCTCAAATGAGGTAAAATAACATGGCTTCTACAGCAGCCCCGTATGGCCTGCGCCCTGTTAATCTTATCGGCGGTCAGCCCTATGCTGGTTCGACCCGTCTGATCAAGATCAACAATGCGTATGCGGCCAACATCTTCTACGGTCAGCCTGTGTCCATCAACTCCTCGGGCGTTGTCATCGCTGATACCGGCACATCGAATGTGGCGGCTACCGGCGTTGTCGGCGTTTTCGTGGGTTGCACGTACACAGACCCCAATCTTCAGTACAAACTGTTCAAGCAGTACTGGCCCTCGGGCACAGTCGCCACCGACGCATACGCCTACGTTGTTGACGACCCCGATGTGGTCATGCAGGTTCAGGCGGATGACGCCGTGACTCAGGCTGCTCTTGGTGCCAACATTGGCTTCAGCACCTTCTCTGGTGACACGGCCACTGGTAACTCCGAGACATCTGCCGACGTTGCGTCGATCAACACGACCGCGACTCTGCCGCTGCGTATCGTCGGTTTCGTTGACGGCCCCGAGTCGGCTGTCGGCGATGCTTTCACCGACATCCTCGTGAAGTGGAACATGCCCGCCGCCGTTTCGAGCAACGCCTCGAATGCCTCGGTGACAATGACCTATGGTCATGCGTACATGAACCCGACTGGCGTGTAATAGGAGAATTAGACAATGGCTATTTCACGCGCACAACTCTTAAAGGAACTGCTCCCGGGCCTCAACGCCCTCTTCGGTCTCGAATACAAGAAGTACGAGAACGAAGATCAGGCGATCTACGAGACCGAGACCTCGGAGCGTTCGTTCGAAGAAGAACTGAAGCTGTCTGGCTTCGGCACAGCCCCGGTCAAGGCCGAAGGTTCTGCCATCAGCTACGACAACGCTCAGGAAGTCTGGACGGCTCGTTACAACCACGAGACAATCGCTATGGGTTTCGCCCTCACCGAAGAGGCGATGGAAGACAACCTGTACGATTCTCTGTCCTCGCGTTACACCAAGGCCCTCGCTCGCTCGATGGCCTACACGAAGCAGGTTAAGGCGGCTTATCCGCTGAACAACGGCTTCTCTGGTGGCGCGTTCACTTCCGGCGACGGCGTCACGCTGTTCAACACCGCTCACCCGCTGGTGTCCGGTGGCACGAACAGCAACACGCAGTCGACACCTGCCGATCTGAACGAGACCTCGCTTGAGGCCGCCGTTATTCAGATTGCAGGTTGGAAGGACGAGCGTGGTCTGCTCATCGCGGCCCGTCCGCGTAAGCTGATTGTTCCGCCGAACCTGATGTTCGTGGCTACGCGTCTGCTGGAGACAGAACTCCGCACAGCGACTGCCGATAACGACATCAACGCGATCAAGACCAATGGTACGATTCCGGAGGGTTACTCGGTCAACCACTACCTGACCGACACCGACTCGTACTACCTGATCACGGACGTTCCGAACGGCATGAAGCACTTCGTTCGTACCCCGATGTCCACATCTATGGATGGCGACTTCGACACGGGCAACGTCAGGTACAAGGCCCGAGAGAGGTATTCGTACGGTGTATCGGATCCCCTCGGTATCTGGGGTTCGCCGGGCGCTTAATAGGCTCCCTACGAAAACATGCGGCTCGGATCTCGCGATCCGGGCCGTTTTTGTTTATGCGGTGTTATGGGTTATCATGGACCAAGGGGGTAGTTCGTGCCATACGCGGTTGACTTTTGCGGAATATATCGGATCGTGAACAAGGCGACCAACGAGTGTTATGTTGGTCAATCTCAGCGCGTGAAGAAAAGGCTAAGGGAGCACTTCAGGCTTTTAGAAGCTCAGAAGCATCCGAATCCAAGGCTGCAAAACTCATACAATAAATATGGCCCCAACTGCTTCTTTGGCGAAATGGAAGTCATTGTTGATGACCTTGAAGAGCTGGATAAGCTTGAAGAGGGGTTCATAAACGGTGACGCCAGATTCGACAGCCCGGTTGTTTTTAACGTGGCTAATTTTGCCAAGGCTCCCATGCGCGGCAAGTTCCATTCTGAGGAAACCCGTTGTAAAATAAGGGAAGCAAAGGCAAAGTCTGGTTTCGATTACAATTCACCGGAATGGCGGGCTCGGCTACGAGCTGGGCAGCAAAGGCGGTTCCTTGAGGATCAGGGATTTCGACAGAAAGTCAAATTCATCCTTGAGAACAACCACCTCACATATGCGGAACGCGCTAGGCGGCTTGGAGCCGACACAGGCTCGGTACGAAAACTATACCTCAAATACAAAGACAAGAAGGAACTCTTCCAATGTTGACTTCATTTTCCGGACCCGTAAAGGTTTCTGAAACATTCACCGTGGCGACAGTGCCTGATGCAGCCATCAACACAGGTGGTCAGATCTATGTTTCCAACGGTCGCAACGGCGCTCCGATCATTGCCTTCTCGAACGGCTCTGCTTGGCTCCGCGTTGACACAGCGGGCGTCATTCAGGCCACGTAATAGGTGGGGCTTCGGCCCCACCGTTTAAATCGGGAGGCTTGAATGGCTCAGCAATACGACGTTCACTCTGCTCACAGCTCTGTTTCTGGCGTTGCCGTTGGTTACAAGACCCGGCTGAAGGGGGTTGTTATATCCCCGACAACGTCGAACACATTCAATGTGTCAATTTGCAATAACTTGTCCCTCTCTGGCACCTATGATGTGCCGGGGTCTACGGTCTGCACCGTCACCATCACGGATCACGGCTTGTCAAACGGAGACCGCGTTGCCTTGGACTTTACTTCCGGCACGGCGCTCGACGAGTCATATGACGTTTCAAACGTCACCCAGAATACATTCACGGTCACTGTCGCGTCGGCAACTACAAGTGGCAACGTGACAATGTACCCCGAAATTCTTACGGAGTTCGACTGTTCTACGGGCACATCGTTCTATACGTTGATCCCCGGCGAAGGAATTCTGGCGAATGATGGCATTTACATTCTGATCCCCAGCAATACCATAACCACCACAATCTTCTACGGGTGAAGCCATGATTCAATATGACGTAAGGTCATTCTTGGCAAAGGAGTCTGGCACAGCCGTGGATTATCGGACGCGGTTGAAGGGGGTCACCGTCTCTTCGAATACCGTCTCTGCGCGTAATATTGCTATTGCCGACCCCACAGTGGTGCTGTCGGGTACTTGGAGTCGCACCGGAACCCTCGTCACCGTCACAATCAATAATAACGGGCTATCGAACGGCGAGCGTGTTTTCCTCAATGTTGCGCCCGGCACGACCATGCGTGATGGCATTTACGCAGTTGAGAATGCAGCACAGAATACCTTCACGGTGACATCTGTTACATCTGGCACGGCAAATGGTACGGTTGATGTTTATACGCAGCTTTACCTTGAGGTCGACACCTACAGCACAGTCGGCCTGCCGATTAAGGTCCCGGGCGAGGGCATTCTCTGTGAGAATGGCATCTTCGTTGGCCTCGGTGCCAATGTGACAGCAACAATTTTCTACGGTTGATTGATGGCCAAGACACCTGCATGGACCCGCAAGGAAGGCAAGAACCCCGCTGGCGGACTGAATGCCAAGGGTCGCGCTTCCTATAATCGTGCAAACCCCGGAAAGCCCGGACTCAAGCGTCCGCAGCCGGAAGGCGGATCACGGCGTGATTCGTTTTGCGCCCGGATGAAGGGGTTAAAAAAGAAGCTGACCTCCTCTAAAACAGCCAACGATCCTAATAGCCGTGTAAACAAAAGTTTGAGGGCTTGGAATTGTTAACCTGCACAAGGTGCAGCGAGCAGAAACCCGAAACTTCGGAGTTCTTCCCTCTTCACAACAAGAAGAAAAATGGATTGGATAGCTGGTGCAGGAAGTGTCGCGGCTCATACAGGAGTGAAATTCGTCGCGGAAACTACAGGAATTCCATTTCAGATGACGAACTGAAGCGGTTGTTGTCTAGTCAAAAGTCCTGTACAATTTGTGGTAAAGAAGAGAGGCTCGTTGTTGATCATGACCATGAAACCGGTAAGGTTCGAGGTCTCCTCTGTAACCACTGCAATCGCGGTCTTGGTCACTTCAGGGACAATATTGAGTTCCTTGAAGACGCCATAAAATACTTAAGGGATCGTTCTTAATGGGCCGCACTAACGAAGCATTGTGGTCTCGCGCCAAGGCCGAGGCAAAGGCAAAGATGGGCGGCAAACACTCCGCCCGTGCAATGCAGTTGGCTGGAAAGATCTACAAGGATCGTGGTGGCGGATACACAGGACCGAAAACAAAGGCCCAGAAGTCGATGTCCAAGTGGACGAAAGAGGACTGGGGCACGAAGAGCGGCAAGCCATCCGGTAAGACCGGCGAGCGTTACCTTCCTCGTGCGGCGATTAAGTCTCTAAGCTCCGCAGAATATGCGGCGACTACCCGCGCCAAGCGTGCCGGAACGAAATCCGGTAAACAGTTTGTCGCTCAACCCAAGAGCATCGCCCGTAAGACGGCGAGGTTCAGATAACAGGAAGCTACAATGAAGAAGATTATTGCCCTTGCCTTTGCCGCGACACTGATGTCGACAGCCGCTCACGCTGACGATCCTGCTGTCCCGGCCTACATGAAGGACAAGGGGACATGGGTCCTTAGCGCCATTTTCTTGCCGCCAGTCATTGCCCTGAATGTTCTTGGAGAGATTGGTGACAAACCCCGTAATGGTCAGGATCTCAAGAGCCTCCGCACCACAACGGTTGCAATGGCCAAGCAGGTCAAGGATGGGGTCTGCGATCTAGATCCGTCCAAGAAAATCTGCCAGTAAGGCCTAAGGCTCGGCCATGGACAACAAAGTTGAGATTTCGGTTGCCAGAATGGAAGTGCAAGTCGAACGGCTCGAACAGGACATGGCCGAGCTTAAAGGTGACGTGAAGGCCATCCGTGCCACGCTGGATAAGGCGACTGGCGGGTGGAAGGTGCTTATGTTGGTTGGCGGTGCATCTGCCGCCATCGCCGCGTTTGTCACGAAGTTGCTGGCATCATGGCCATTTGGTAAATGATGGAATTCAAACAATCATCGATCTCCAAGCTCAAGGGTGTTCACCCCGATCTGGTCCGAGTTGTAAAGAGATGTGCCGCAGACTGGACTGACAAGCAGTTCACGTTCGGGATTACCTGCGGGGTTCGCACTCTTGAGGAGCAGAAGGCTCTGGTGGCCAAGCGGGTGTCCAAGACGCTCAAGAGCCGCCATATCCCGGCCCCGAATGGCTTCAGCCACGCGATTGACGTTGTGGCTTTGATTGACGGGGCCGCTAGATGGAACTGGCCATTGTATGATAAGATCGCAGTTGCCATGAAGGAGGCCGCTAAGGCGGAGAAGGTCCCCATCGAATGGGGCGGGGACTGGGTTTCTTTCAAAGATGGGCCTCATTACGAACTGCCGTGGAAATCATACCCCGGCACAAAATAGGAAGAAGTCATGAACAAGGCAGCAGTTCTCGGCATCGTTCGTCACGTACTTACGTTTGCCGGTGGCTATATCGCCGCCAAGGGTATTGCCGATCAGGCCCTCGTCAATGAGGCCATCGGTGCGGTAATGACCCTGATCGGCATTGCTTGGTCGATCAAGGACAAGACGTCCTGATGTATGAGGCAATCGCAGTGCTTGCGATTGTCGCAGGTCTGGCCGCTGGCACCTACTTTGTCGCCCAGAGCCCAGCGTTCTGGGTTGGCTTGGTGAAAGAAGTTGTCAGGGGCCTGATTCCTATCATCACAAAACGTATGCCTCCGGAGCAGGAAGCCGCATGGCGAGACTGCGTCCGGAGGAACGGTAAGTGGAATCACCTAAAGAAGCGGTGTGAATAATGGCGATGTCTCGCGGAAACATGGGCAAGCAAGTTGCCCGCCCGGGTAAGGTCAAGAAGGTTATGCGCGAATTCAAGGTCGGCACCCTCAAGTCCAGCTCGGGTCAGCGCGTGACAAATCCCAAGCAGGCCGTTGCTATTGCGCTATCCGAGGCTCGGCGTCAGCGCCGTCCGCGTCGTCCCAAGAGGGCAAGATGAAGAAGAAAGTCACAGCACCGCTTTCATATGACCCCGGAAAGGGTCGTCCCAAGGAGCATCTTGCATACCTGAATTGGCAGGAAATGCAGCAGCTTCAGCGTTTAAACGGCGGCAACATGGAGTTTGGCCCACGTGGTCTTCCGTCGTTCCCTCCTGCTGATGCGAAAGGATCTTCGTCAAAGGCGTCGTCTTCCTCATCTAGATCCTCTGGCGGCGGTGGGCGCGATAGCGGTCAGGCAGCAGCCAGATCATCTGGTTCATCAAAGTCTTCTGGCTCCTCGTATGGCGGTGGAGGCAGGGACAGCGGCTCAAAGGGTGGTGGCGGTGGTGCTGCCCCCAAGAGCGGCGTTAGCGGCGGTGGTGGTGGTGGCGGTGGCGCAAGAGACAGCGGTGCCAAGGGTAACGTCGGCATGGGCAAGGCCCCGTCTGCCGCAAAAGCTCCAAGCTATGGCGGTGGCGGACGTGACACGGGACGTGCCGCGCCGAAGCCGTCTTCTGCGGCAAGGCCCGCTGCGGCACCCTCTGGTGTTAGGTCCATACCAACTGTTTCAAGAGTTCCCGGTGTCAGGACACCCAGCGAGAGCCAGATATCTGGTGCGTTGTCCCGCGCCTCAGCGAGGACGACTCAGCCAAGAGATGAACAGGGTCCGATATCATCCAAAATATCACCCGAGAGTTATGGTTGGGCTTCCACGGGACCAAGTAGGCTCGCCGCGCATCAGGCACAGCGCATATATGGAAGAGACCTTGCTATGGCTGGCGAGAAATTTTCCCAAAAAGAATTTGACACGCTGTTGAGTTCAAATACAATTTCAGATCCAAGTTTGAAGGCTCAAGTAGAGTCGCTCTCGCCTGACATGAGGAAAAACGCGGCGATCCTTTCTTCTGCCGCCAAGATTTACGGAGTCGACCCAAGAATAGCCATCGGTATGGGAGCGGCAGAGTCAAATCTTGGAACATTGAAAGATAGAAAAAATTCTCAATATCAAGGATTGATGCAATTTGGAAACGCTGCTTGGTCAGAGGCGGCGGATGAAAAAAGCAAGGCTCTTGGTAAGAAAGACCCTTGGGCCTCGGCGCAGGCCGGGATGAACTACATTAAGCAAAACACCGACAGATTTGTTCAAAGGTTTGGTTCCGAGCCAACTTTGCGTGACGTTTATGGGATGCACCAGCAGGGTGCTGGCGGTTATATGGGGCTTGTTGGGAATCCCGGAAGGCCCGCCTACCAAGTTGTTGGCCTTGATGCAGTTATGCAAAATCTTCCCAAAAGCATGCGTAACCAAAGGACCGCAAAGAATATAACGTCCGGGCAGTTCGCGGACATCATAACAAAGTACCCAGAGCAAAGACTTGCGTCACTTTCAAAAACCCCAGCGCAAATCAGCGGAAGAACCGCCGTTGCCTCTGGCGCTGGAGCAACCAATGTTGTTCCGACATCTGCGGAATCCCAGCCCTCCGGCTTCTCAAGAATGAGCCCCGTCGCCCAGCTTGCGCTTCAGGGCGCGGTCGCTGCTGGTAAAGTTCTTGGATCGCCAAGTGATTACAAAATTCCGTCAATAAAAGAGCAGCCTGCTTTTGTAAAGTCGCTTCCGGATTCCGTAAAGCTTGCGCGTGTAGGCACCGAGGCACAGAAGCTTGGTCAAAAGATCCCATCTTATTTTGCTTCTGGGGTCGGTGCTATTGGTCGTGGACTCGCCAGCGTTACCGGCGGAAGGCCGTCAGTGCAACAGGCAAGTGCCGATTCAATATCCTCCCCGTCTGGAGCTGGAGAGGCCCAGTTTCAACCATACGGAATGACAGTTGAGCAGCAGGAGGAATTTGACAAGTACAGCAAACGAGTTGGGCGAACAGGTCAGGTTGCTGGTGTGGCTGGCAATCTTGTATTCCCCGGCCTTGGGTTCGGCGTTAGGATGGCCGGAAAGGCAATCAACAAAGCCGCAGAGGCCAAGGTCAACAAGTATGTAGCCTCAACGCCATCAGAGCGTGCCGAGCAGGAACGCAAAGACCCCTCGCTGATCGGTTGGGCAAGCGCACTTGGAATCCAGCCCCAGAACGACTACAGCGTTTATCAAAGCTGGGCCGCAGAGCGCGGCCTTCGGGGTGCGGGGGAGAGCCGTGGCGAACAGCAGGGCGACCAAGGAGATGTCCGTTATGCCGGTGGGATTGGGTCTCTTCCGAGCGCCTCTGTTCCGCTCTCTACGCAGCCATCAACCCCGTCAACTGCGGCACCGTCTGGCCCAAGGCCTTATCAATACTATCAGTGGGATGTGGGTGTAAACATTCCATCTCCGACCGATCCGTCTTATACTAGCTATCAGGAATACCTCAGGAGAAGGGCGCAGGCCCAAGCTTGAATGGCGAAGAAGAAAGACGCAATCGGCAAGGCTATTGAGATCTTCACCAAGAAGTCTCGGGGCCGCAACAAACCGGTTCACAGACGGGGCTCCAAAAAGCTCGGCCCGAAAGACCCAAACAAGGGGAACAGGGGCAAGCACTAAGATAGAGGGGAAGTGAGCATTTGGGCAGGCGGCTCCTGTAATCGGCGATATGCCTCTTGGAGCGGGGCTCACACTTAGGATTCAAGATGGCTACAAGCGGTACTACAACTTGGAACCCCGATATTGGGGAGTTGGTGGAGGAGGCCTATGAGCGGGCTGGCCTCGAACTGCGCTCTGGCTATGACCTAAAGACCGCCCGCCGCAGCCTGAACTTCCTGCTGGCAGAATGGGCCAACAAGGGCCTTAACCTTTGGACTGTCAACACCGGCACTCTCACCCTTGTTGCCGGTCAAAAGACCTACACAACCGCAGATGGTCTCCCGGCAGATGCCGTTGACTACATCGAGCATGTGTGCCGCACAGCAAGCGGCGGTGTAAACACCGACATCTCCCTGAACCGCATTTCCGTGTCAACCTATGCGAACATTCCCACGAAGGACCAGACGGGCCGTCCTTACCAGATTTATGTGGATCGGGCGACAGCGGCCCCGAAGATCACGCTCTGGCCGGTGCCTGACTCCAGCACGACGTACACGCTCACGTATTGGTACTTGAAGCGCATGGACGATGCGACCAATCCGGTTAGCCAGACGATTCAGGTGCCGTTCCGATTCTACAATGCTCTGGTCGCGGGGCTTGCATATCAAATAGCCCTGAAGAAGCCAGAGGCAGCAGAGCGTATTTCAATGCTGAAGGATCTCTATGATGAGGCCTTCCAGCTTGCCGCCGATGAAGATCGGGACAGGGCGAGCAACCGATTTGTGCCGTTTGTGGGGTACGACTTCTAATGAGCGTCCCGTATGCAAAAGGTAAACTGGCGTTTGGGTTCTGTGACACCTGCGGTCAGAGATATGACCTGAAGGACCTCAAGATCCAGATTGTGGCCGGACGTGCCACGAACATCAAGAACTGCATGTATTGCCTTGACAAGGATCATCCGCAGTACTTCGTGGGCCGCGTGCCGATCAATGATCCAATCGCGCTATACAATCCCCGGCCTGACACGGCACAGACCGTCAGCCGCGAGCTTTGGGGCTGGAACCCCGTAGGAAACAATGCTGTGTACGGCACCGGACAGGTTGGCGTCATCCAGCTAATTATCAACGGGAACCCGAGTCCCATAACATATTCCGGAGAAATGTGATGAAGAAGATGAAGCATGGTGGCAAGGTCCACAAGCGTATGCAGGTTGGTGGCGTTGCCGCCCCTGCGGCCTCGGCTCGCCGTCCAATGGCTCGTCCCGGCACTATGGTTCGTCCGGGCGTACCCGCAGGCATGCCAATGCCGACCCGCAGGGCCATGCGTGGCGGCGGTTTGGCCCGCAAGGGTGTGGGTATGGCCCTCGCCAAGGGTGGCCTTGCTCGTCGCGCTGGCGGCTGCGCCAAGCGTGGTGTCGGCAAAGGCAAGGTCATTTAAGGAGGCCGACATGGCAGACAAACCGAAGCCAACCAGCAACACAACATCCACCACCACAGCGCCGAAGCCTAGCAAAGAAGAGGCGATGAAAAAAGCTGCCGACATGATCTATGCTTATGGTGCCAGTAAGCGTGGAAATCGCCCGGCTGGCGGGTTTGCTAGCATCGGCGGCATATTTACATATGGAACCCACAGGGACGGCAGGAAGGGCATCCTTTTTGGCGGGAAGTTCTTCCCAACCTCAAATGCCACGCCGACCACTGGAGGCACTGGAGGCACTGGAGGCACTGGAGGCACTGGAGGCACCGGAGGCACCGGAGGTACTGGTGGAACTGGCGGCACCGCCCCAGCCCCATCTGCTGCCCTCCTGAAGAAGAAGGGTACTTGGGCAGAAACAATGCGCGAGAACTTCCCAACGTCCTTCAAGCATGGCGGTTTGGTTCGTGGTGCAGGCAAGGCCAAAAAGGGTCGCGGTCGCGGCAAAATGGTTTGAGGAGATACAAGATGAAGTACACATACAAGAAGATGGCGAGCGGTGGCTCCGTCAAGAAGGAAAAAGGCTACACAGCCAAGGAGCGCAAAGGGCTTCAGTCTCTGATTGAAGAGCTAGCGGACCCATATGCTGGCGACGTGACCGGCGGCAGCTCTGTGACAAGCACCAAGAAGTCCAAGAAGCGTATGCCGGGCGGTGGCCTTGTTAGCGGCCCCGGCTCATCGCAGCGCACTCAACCGTCGTCCCCCAGTGGGAAGTTTGGTGGACGTGCGCCGGGTGGAACGGTGAGCAAGGCATACTCTGGAGTAAGTGGAGCGGCAGGTGCCGCGAAGGGGGCGTATGGTACCGCGAAGGGTGCCACGAGGTATGCCTCAGGCGGCTCTGTAGAGTCCTCAAAGTCTGGGGCCGCTGGCGTACCCTCTTCATTCTCGCGACGGAAGGCGACTGGAGTCTCTCCCCCAGCTAGGGGTGGTCAGTCAGGTGGGATGGTTGATCTTGGCCGCAAAATAGCAAACACGTACAACAGGACGGGGGTCTTTGGAGCCCCGCGTAAGTATGCCTCAGGCGGCATTGTTGGCCGTCCTGCACGCTCCTACCGCGATATGAAGGCTGGTGCCGGAAGCGGTGTCGGTCGTCTCCAGAAAACCAAGATTGCACGGGGTCGCTAAAATGGCAAAGCAGAATGCACGACTGAAGGATCCCTCGGACGCCACCGTTGAAGGCGGTATGCGCCGGGGTGTAAACGTAGGCAACATGAAGATCCTCAAGAAGCCCCTCAAGATGCGGGGCGGTGGCGCTGCCACAAAGGGTCTGAGGATCTCGGAGAAGCAGGGCTAACATGGCCTTCACGTACTCACAACTTGTAGATGCAATCCACGGGTATCTCCAAACAGATGCCAATGGTATTCCGACTGCGGATATGAACACCATCATCCGGCAGGCGGAGCAGCGCATTTATTATGATGTGCAGATACCTGTCCTGAAGAAAAACGTAACGGGCAACCTGACGGCGAACAATCGATATCTCACGACCCCGACAGACTACCTCGCAACGTATTCAATCGCCGTGAACAACAACGGAACGTATGAGTACTTGCTCCCGAAGGAGGTTGCATTCCTGCGCGAGGCGTACCCATCCACATCTACGACGGGCGTGCCGCGCTACTACGCGATCTTCGACAACGACACGTTTCTGATCGCCCCACCTCCGAACTCCTCATACGAGGTCGAGCTTCATTATTTCTACGAACCCGCATCTATCGTTGATCAACCCACCGGCACATGGATCAGCGAGAACGCGGAGAACGCTCTCCTGTATGCCTGCCTGTTCGAGGCCTATACATACCTCAAGGGCGAGCAGGATCTGATGAGCCTGTACGCTGGGAAATACAAGGAATCTCTTGATGCCCTCAAGGTCATTGGCGAGGGTCGCAATAGGTCCGACACGTACAGAAATTCAGAACCCAGAATCACACCTAACTGATGACAAATGGATTTGGCTCCGTTGGAGCATTCGAGGTCAGAACCACGCAAGAGCGCGGCTTCACCGTTGAAGAGATTGCCGAAGACCTTCTGAACAAGCTGTTGTTCATTTCTTCGGAGGCCCACCCGGCGATAAGAGAGCAGGCGATTGCGTTTAAAGATCGCATCCGCCCCGCAATCATTCACTACATGAAACAGGCTGTTCGGTCAGATCGCACCACGCTGGCAGCGCAGCTAGGCAAGCAAGGCCACTTTGATATGGCCGAAATTATCAGGAGGCTCTAATGGCCATTTCGACAGCTATGTGCACTTCGTTCAAGTCGGAGCTTATGTCCGCCGTGCACGATTTTGACAACCCCGGCGGCAACACCTTCAAGATTGCGCTTTACACGTCGTCCGCCACTCTCGGCGCTTCGACCACAGCGTACAGCGCAACCAACGAGGTTGCGAGCACGGGTAACTACAGTGCCGGTGGCAACACTCTGACATCCGTGTCGCCTACCACTTCCGGCACAACTGCTTACGTTGACTTCGCCGACACGACTTGGGCCAACTCCACAATCACTGCAAACGGCGCTCTGATCTACAACGCGAACGCCTCGAATGCAGCCGTGGTTGTTCTGGCCTTTGGGTCCGACAAGTCTTCGTCCAATGGTGACTTCACCATCATCTTCCCGACAGCCAACGCCACAGACGCGATCATTCGTATCGCTTAATAGGGGGCCACATGGCGGTCTCTCTCAAGCATCAGTTCGTATCAAACGTAGCTGACAGCCCCGACGCAACTCTAGTTCAGCCTTCTAACTGGAACGCCGAGCACACGCTCACGGCGAACGCGAACAGCTTGCTTGGTGCCGTGACGGCGGGCAATGTCGTAGAGGTCACATGCACGTCTGCTGGCCGGGCGCTGCTTGATGATGCTGATGCTTCGGCACAGCGCACCACACTTGGTCTCGGGACCATTTCCACACAGAACTCTAACAATGTAAGCATAACAGGTGGCTCCATAACTGGGATCACCGATCTCGCTGTTGCTGACGGCGGCACAGGGGCTTCAGATGCAGCTACGGCAAGAACCAATCTTGGTGTTGGGACGCTCGGTACGCAGAACTCCAACGCTGTCTCTATAACTGGGGGCACGATTGTTGCGAATGCGTCTGGAATCTCAATAAGGGATGCGGATGCCTCCAACGTGATGACGATTGCTGTCGGCTCCAACTTGACGGCGAATACCACTCTCACCCTGACTACCGGCGCATCCTCTAACAGGACCCTTGACATTTCTGCAACAAACGTCACAGTGTCGGTAGCCGGGGCCGCGCTTATAGATGATGCAGACGCCTCCGCACAGAGAACCACACTTGGCCTTGGCACAATTGCCACACAGAACGCCAACAATGTTTCCATTACAGGCGGCTCCATCACCGGCATTACGGATCTTGCTGTGGCTGACGGCGGCACAGGTGCTTCTGACGCCGCAACAGCCCGAACGAACTTAGGCATAGGTACTCTCGGAACTCAAAACGCGAATGCCGTTGCGATTACCGGCGGCACCATTGTTGCGAATGCTTCGGGTATATCCATTCGGGACGCCGATGCTTCGAACGTGATGACCATCGCGGTTGGGTCCAACCTTACCGCGAACACGACTTTGACGCTGACAACCGGAGCAACCACCAACCGTACGCTCGACATCTCCGCCACGAACGTGACGGTGTCCGTTGCCGGTGCCGCACTGATTGACGACGCGGACGCTGCTGCTCAGAGGACCACGCTCGGGCTTGGCACTATCGCCACACAGAACTCAAACAATGTTAGTATTACTGGTGGGTCCATTACCGGAATAACCGATCTGGCTGTCGCAGACGGTGGCACCGGGGCTTCAGATGCGGCTACGGCTAGGACCAATCTTGGTATTGGAACCATAGCCACCCAGAATGCAAACAACGTTAGCATTACCGGCGGCTCAATTACCGGCATCACCGACCTCGCCGTCGCTGATGGCGGCACTGGTGCCTCCGATGCTGCGACCGCTCGAACCAACCTTGGCATAGGCACAATCGCAACTCAAAATGCGAATAACGTGTCTATTACAGGTGGGTCCATCACGGGGATCACCGACCTTGCCGTGGCAGATGGGGGTACAGGGGCGTCCGATGCCGCCACTGCGAGGACAAACCTCGGCATTGGCACGATGGGCGCGCAGAACGCCAACGCGGTTGCAATAACCGGCGGAACAATTGTGGCCAACGCCTCTGGCATCTCCATCAGGGACGCAGACGCATCCAATGTGATGACCATTGCAGTGGGCTCCAACCTGACAGCCAACACCACGCTTACGCTTACGACAGGAGCTACCACCAATCGC